TATGACAGCAACCTGTTCACCAGCATGCCACGGCATAATAGACATAGACTTAGACAGTGAAAATGCATCAGTTAGTATTAAACAAGGCGACTAATTTATTAGCCTTATTTTTGCTAATTGCAACAGGAAATATTTACGCCGTCGAAAATATCGGCGGCGTATTTGAGCAAAGCGGAACACCTGGTAGTATTTTAAGAACATCAGGCGAAGAACTTACAGCACAATTAGATACAGGAATACAAAGTTATGATAATGTTGAGACTGAGAACGGACGTCTTAAGATTAAATTTGTAGACGAAACACAGATTAGTTTAACAGAACATACATTAGTAGAGATTACAGAATACATTTATGACCCTGATCCTAGCAAAAGCAAAATGGCTATGAATTTTGTAGCAGGCACGGCTCGATTTGCAACAGGTGGTTTAGGACTTGTTCCTAAAGAAAATATAATGATAGAAACACCTACAGCAACAATAGGTATTAGGGGAACAGATTTTACTACTACAGTTGACGAACTGGGTAGAAGTTTAGTTATATTGTTACCAGACGCAAACTGCAACGATAAAGTTAAACTTGAAGAAGGGTGTAGACCCTCAGGAAGTATAACAGTTACAAATGCAGGTGGAACAGTAACATTAGAAGAGGCATTTCAAGCAGTTATGGTAAGCACGTTTGAAACACCTCCTACAAATCCAGTTACATTAGTAGACTTGGATTTGAATCAAATAGACAATATGTTTATTGTTAGTAAGCCTGAAGAAATTGTTCAGGCTGAAGAAGAACAGCAAGAATCACTCAAAGGAGATGCAGGCTTGTTAGACTTTAACGGATTAGATATAGACCTTTTAGAAATTGAAGGCTTAGACGAACAAGCAGAACGTGAATTAGAATTTACAGAATTAGACATCAATTTTTTAGACGTTGACTTTTTGAGAGATTTATTAGAAGTAGTAGAAGAAGCAGATGCTTTAGCAGAAGAAAGACCTACTTCAGGAAGTGACAGATTAGTAGACAGAGGATTTGGATTACAGCCAGATAATCAATTTAATATTTTACCTGAAGTAGATGGTAAAGTTTTCTTTTTGAGAATGGCTACAAATACTGTAAGTTTAAAATTGCAAAAAGGTTCTACTGCACAGATAGAAGTTATAGACAAAGATTTAGGTTCAACAATAATGTGCTTAAACAGTTGTGATGGAAATATAATAAACATACGACAAGATTAAATATGAATATAGACGAAAAATTAAAAAATATGAAACCAAAAGATACACCTTTATTAGTAATGGGGTATTTTCTATTGGGTATGATGATGCTTTTATCTATAGACGCAAAAGCAGACACAGACAATCAAGTGTTTATTGGACAAGCAGGTGACAATGTAATAATAGAAGCCAACCAAGAAGGGTATGACAATAAGATTGATTTAGACTTAGGTATAGTAAGTTCTGATTCCAGTAATAATATTTTCAGATCAATACAAGACGGATTTGACAATCAAATAAGGTTTAGTCTCGATGGTCAGTCAAACGAATTAGCAATACTACAAGAAGGTAATAATCAATACATTGGTTATTCTAGTGTATGGGGAGAAGGACACGATCAAGGTGGAGATATTGACGGTGATAGTAACACATTAAAATTATGGCAAAAATGTAGTTGGACAAGTTGTAACGAAAACAAAATAGAATTTCACATTGAAGGCGATAACAATGATGTAGAGATTGGCCAAGGATGGTTTTTAGATAAAAATTCTAATAGCGGTAATACTTCATGGTCTTATGATGGCACTGAACCAGGTGGTAATTTAGTAAGAGTAGACATACACGGCGACAATAATGATTTTAAAGCAGGTCAAAAACAAGATAGTGCTAGTATAAATCACAATATGTATGTAAACATATTTGGTGACGGTAATGAAGTTTATGCTGGACAAATACAGAATGGAAGCAAAACATTAAACTTAAATATCTACAATGATAATAATGATGTTTGGATTAAACAAAGAAAAAATGGTGCTCATACGGCAACTATAAATTTATATGGAAGTTATGGAACAGATTTATATCTTAATCAAGGACATAATTCCATAGCACAAACATATACACTAACACAAACCTGTGCAACCTTAGGTGGTTGTGCTATATCAGTTACCCAAGACTAGTGGTTGACAACTGTAAGTATTTGTTATATAATGTAAATCAATGAAACATATGATCAAGTGGCTGAAGATAACAGCCGGAATAAATCTATACTTGTCAGTTATAATGACTCTCGTATTTGTAACATTAATTTTTGCCATTGTGTCGGACTATAATTTAACAAATGCTGACGAATATGTGCGATTCCTTATAAAGGAAGAGTTACAAAATGGGTCATGATTAGTAAATTTACTAATAGCCTACGAGTGTATGGCGGCGCAATCGCAATAGGTCATATACTTTTGTTTATGACAATGTTCCCTACAACATCTTTAATATTATTTTTTATTTTTGTTCCGTGTGCTTATATAACAATAATAATGGCTCTTATACACGAAGTGCATAAAGCATCAGGGTTCACTGATCAATCATTGTTTTTAAGTAATACTATATTTTTGGCACCAGACATGTCAGTTATTGTAGTAGATTCTCCTTTAGATATAGACTATGATATCGGAATACACTAAAAGTTTAAAAAGATACGCCTATAGTATATTAGGCGGACATCTTTTTGTCCTTGCATATTTTTATCCACTGCTTCTATTACAAATGATTTGTGTTCCTTTAATGTTTTTGTTATTATATAAATGGGTAGAATTAATTTATACAATAGAACAAACAAATAGAGACAATTTGATAATGTTAATAAACACTACAGACAACAAAAATACAAGAGAACTTTTGTTACAAGAATTATGGTATGCTGACCTACATAGCCTAGGAGGCGAGCCTTTAAACGATCTTAGGATCTAAAATTCCGATAAATAATATATGTTATAATAACAGATGGTTTTATAACATTTTAGTATATACTAGGAGAATAAGATGAACAACATAAAAAATATGTTTTTTGGTTTATTTTTTGTAATATTCACACAAGGTTGTGCGTCAGTTGGGACGGTAATCGATGGTGGAAAAGAATTAGTAACAAACACAGTTGATACTGTGGTTGGAACTGCATCAGGTGTTGCAATAGCAGTAGCAGAAGACGTTTCTGATATTTCTACAACAGCACTAGAAGTTGGCGCAGGTATTGTTGAAACAGTTTCAGAAGAAATTGATGAGCAAACTGACGAACTTCAGGACGACAAAGAAGAAAAGCCAGAGTCAAAAAAGGACTAAGATCACTCTTGAAAAAGTCCTCTAAGGAGGGTGATCTGGAAGATGAGGAAATACTTAAACTTTTATTGCAAAATAAAGTTCTAAAAGAATTATTAAAAGATAAACTTTTAGAAGATGCTATAAAAGAGTATTGTTCAGAACATCCAGAAGAATGTGATCTTGATAAGTAGTGTTTACCATGGCACTATTTAGAATACTTTTACTACTAACACTTCCTCTGTCGTTAATGGCAGAGGAAGTTGTTTTACTACCACACTATACATTCCAATCTAAATACAATCTTACATATGATTCTGATTTTGATTTTGACTACTGTATTAAAAATGCAGAATTATGTGAAAGAATAAACAGTCCAACCTTTCTTACAAAATTTGAAATAAAAGAGCGACCCACAACGACACAATGGGTTACGTTTTGGACATTTCAAGTATTAGATGTTTATTCAACAGCGAAAGCAGTAAAGTATGATTGCATAAAAGAAATAAACCCTTTGTTTACAGAACGTCCAACCACACAAAGGTTAGTATTTACAAAAACTATTTTGTTGGCACCGTCTTTATTATATGATGATGCTTGGCAAGAAATAACGCCTAGAGAATTAGATACTGTTAATGGTCTTTACACATTAGTTCTTGCAAATAATTTCCATCTATTACACAAAGCCAGAGACAACTGCATTAAGATCCGATAAAAATTATCAGTAAAATTTCCATATAATAAATATGTATTATGAACGATGATCCCAATCTAGAACTTATTCAAGGCAACAATCCTGCTAAAAATTTAAATCGCATACAAGATATGGATGAGAACATAAAGGCTGTTAGAGCAGAATTTATAGGAAAACCAGAAGTATGTCATATGCTTGTTGCAGAAATAATTAAGTTAAGAAGAGATCCTGATAATGTAATATCAAAAGATGGCTTTTGGTTCTTGCTAAATGAATATTTAGATGTTATACTAAAGCATTATGATGTTCGCTGGATTTTATCTATTTGCGATACAATAGTTGATATAGGTGATGAATTACAAAGTGCTATAGCAATGAACATGGTTCAATGTGTAAATGGCACTAACTTACATCATTCTATATTAATAAATGCTGTAAACGGAGATATAGATAGTAATAAACTAAGGCACGAATTAAAAGTGCCTACATGGGGCGGAATGATTACAGCAGATATACCTAACGGTGATATGATACATAATATGATGAATAGATTAGATGCTGTAATCGAACAAGATGAACTTTTAAATAAGATTTGGATTGCAATAAAAGACAGAGGTAGAAACGAATCTAATTTAGTAATGAATCATTTTTGTAATGCAAGTAATTTTGAACACCAAAGGAAGTATTTTAAATGATAGATATAGTATGTTTTAAATGGGGGCCAAAATTTGGTCCTGAGTATGTGAATAACTTATATCATGCAATACAAAAATATGTAACTGTTCCGCATAGATTTATCTGTTATACAGATGATCCTACAGATGTTGAATGTGAGACTAGAGAGTTTTTAGTAGACTTACCAGTATGGTGGTATATTATAGGACTTACTAATCCAGAGCATGAACATAATGATCAATTAGTTTACATGGATTTAGATACTATTATTACAGGAAACATAGATCACATTATAGGTTTAGATAAACCGTTTGCAACAATTAGTGACTTTGGTTGGCTATCAGGATTGCAAACTGCATATATTATGTGGAATAAAGAAATTAGAGATGCAGTATGGAAATACTTTACATCTAAATATGAGCCAAAAGATTATCCAAACTTAGATTGTGATTATACACAATGGGGCGGAACAAATCAATTTTTAGAAGAATGTATGGGTGTTGTTAGAATTAACAAAGACCCAAGACCTGCATTAACAGATTATATAGACCCTCCAGAGGTTGTTAGATTACAAGATGAATTTCCTAATGAGTGTGTAAGTTATAAAGCACAATCACTTGCAATGGTAAGAGAATTACCAGACGCAGTAAATATGGTATTCTTTCACGGCAAGCCACAACCACACGAAGTTGATCATACATGGCCTGCAGATAATTGGATAAAGGAGCATTGGTGTTAGTAGCAAGTTATACTAAATGCGGAGGCAGTTGGCTAACATGGATGCTGATCGATATTTTATACAAGCCTCCATTTTATTGTGACTTAGTTGACAAATCACAACTAGATTATTTTGTGCAAAAAACAGAAAAGCCATTAGACATACAACCAAACATTCATGTTTTTAGACATCCACTAGACGTAGTATGTAGTGCTTGGAATTATGTGTTTTTAACAGATAGACTACTTGGATTAGCAGATAATTTAGAACCACCAACAGAAGCACAGTTCTATGACAATTTTATAGAAAAAGGTTCTTTAATGTTTTTTCATGAAAATATAAAATACATGAGAGCATACCATTATGGTCAGTGGGCACCTATTCAAATTAAATATGAGGACTTACTGGAAAATCCTAAGGGACAATTAAAGAAGATTATAGCCTCAGGAGATATAGACGGTGCTATAAAAAAATACAGTTTAAAAAATTGCAAAGATAGAGAGAAACAAAAACAAAATCAATTTCTTCGGACTACAAATCCAGATTATAGTTTTTACTTTAAAGCAGATAAATTTTATTATAAAGAAAAAATGACACAAGAACAAATCGACAAAGGCCACGAAAAGTTCTACGACGTTATAAACAAACATTGGCCAGAGACACTTTAGGAGAAAATATGAAAGTATTAGTTACAGGCGGAGCAGGATTTATAGGCTCTTACGTTGTAGAAAAATTAATGGAAAGAGGACACGAACCTGTAATCTTTGATCATTACAATAGAGGAAATTATCCATGTCCAGTAATACTAGGAGATGTGAGAGATGAAGTTGCTGTAACTGAAGCAATGGCTCATGTTGACAGTTGGATACATTTAGCCGCAGTATTAGGAACACAGGAAACAATAGCAAATCCTAGACCAGCCGCATTAAGTAATTTAATGGGCGGACTCAATATGTTAGAAGCGGCGGCTCAATATAACTTGCCAGGAACATATATTGGTGTAGGTAACCATTGGATGAACAATCCTTATTCAATTACTAAAACAATGATTGAACGTTTTATAGATATGTATAACAATGATCGAGGAACCACAGTAAATATTGTTAGAGCCATGAATGCTTATGGTCCGAGACAAAGAGCAGTTCCACCATGGGGAGATTCTAAAGTTAGAAAAATTACACCCTCATTTGCCTGCAGAGCATTAGAAAATATGGATATAGAAGTATATGGAGATGGTTCACAAGTTAGTGATATGTGCTGGGTCGGAGATGTAGCACATGCTCTTGTTGTTGCAACTGAAAAAGCATGTGAAGGAACTGTTTTTCCAGAAGCAGTAGAAGTTGGGCCTAAAGTAAACAGAACAGTTCAAGAAATTGCAGAACTTATTATTAAACTTAGTGGTAGCACTAGTAAGATAATTAACTTACCAATGAGACCAGGCGAGATTGCAGGTGCTACAGTAAGTGCAAATGTCGAATCCTTAAGACATGTTGATATGTCAGATGAGACACTTATGCCACTAGAAGAAGGTATGCAACTTACTATTGATCACTTTAGAGAAGTAATTAACACCTAATTTTACGATAAATATAACTATGAAATGGTTATATAGCGGGTATGCCGTAGCAGTATCAATTGTTTTACTACTCGCACTTAGGGTATTTGACCCTACGCCATTACAAAGCCTACGTGGTCAAGTATTTGACAGTTACCAACAATTAGACGAAATACAACAAAGTGAAAATGTTGTAATACTAAACATTGGCGAAAAAACACTAGCAAAATACGGACAATATCCTTTTCCAAGACAATACTATGCACAAATGGTAATTGATCTTGCAACTAAAAATAGTGGTGTTACTGGTTGGACTATTATGTTTCCTGAGGAAGACAGGTTTCAAGGCGATGAAAGTTTTGCTGGCATAATGCAACAAAACGTAATGAACATTCCAGGTGCAAGAAAAAATCCTGTAAACGTAAATGTGCTAAGCCAAACACCTAGTATTAAAGGTGTAAAGTCAACAGGACCTCATATAGGCACAGGCACAATAGGACCTGTTCCTGCAAAAGACTATTTGCTCACGTGGCCCAACCTTGTAACAAACGTTCCTATGTTGGAAGTTGTTGCAAATGGTAAAGGAGTAAATGCATCAGCACCACAACCAGACAACCAAACAAGAACATATCCACTTGCTATTACTGTAGGAGATAAAATATATCCTAGTTTTGCAGTTGAAATGTTAAGAGTGCATACAGGCAAACCTAGTTATATAATAAAAACAAGTGAAATAGGAATACAAGAAGTTGCTGTCCCTCCTTTTGATCCCATAGTAACACAACCTAATGGAACAGCATACATACGTTTTAATAATACGTTTGATGAAATAGAATATGAGGGTGCTGAAAGCATACCTGACTTAATGGGCAAATGGGTAATAATTGGTGTTACAGCAGAAGGTATTGCTAACCCTGTGCCTACACCAAGAGGCAACTTATATCCACAGCATATACAAGCACACATGCTACAAAACTTTATAGATGGTAGTAACATCACCCGTAGCCAATTATCGTCGCTTATAGAACTTCTTATTGCGTCTGTGACTATGTTATTAGTGGCTTTAGCAGTATATAGACTACCGTTATTACTTACGGCACCTATTGCCCTAACTATATTAGGCGGAATAGCATACTTTAGTGTTTACAAATATACCAGCAGTTTAGTTTTATTAGATGCAACATTTCCTGTTTTAAGTGGATTTTTAGTATTTACACAGGCCGCATTTAATAACTTTTACAAACAGTTTAAATTACGTGAACAAATTAAGAAACAATTCGAACATTATCTTGCACCAGCAATGGTTAAAAAGTTACAAAAAGATCCAAGCCTATTACGTTTAGGTGGCGACACAAGAACAATGACTTATTTGTTTTCAGACATACGTGGCTTTACACCTATATCAGAGCAATTTAAAACAGACCCACAAGGTTTAGGTAAACTAATAAACAGGTATATGACACCAATGACAGATCTTGTTATGCGTAAAGAAGGAACCATAGACAAGTATATAGGTGATGCCTTAATGGCAATTTGGAATGCTCCACTTGATGTAGATAATCATGCTCAGTTGGCAATTGATACTGCAATGGAAATGGAAGTAGAGTTGAAGAAACTTAATAAAGAATTAAAAGCAGATGACTTAATGGAGTTAGGTGTTGGCATAGGTATAAACACAGGTGATGCAGTAGTAGGTAATATGGGTAGTAATCAACGTTTTGATTATACAGTTTTAGGTGATAGTGTAAACTTAGCGGCTCGTTTAGAAGCACAAACCAAAGAGTATGGAGTGTTCTTTATGTTTACTGAACATACATTAGGCCATATTACTACACCAGAAAATTTAACTATGCTAGATAAAATTGCAGTTAAAGGACAAACAGCACCAGTAACAATTTATACTATTTTAAATGATCACAAATATGCAAGAGTAGTAAACAGAATGGTTGATAGTTATCAAAACAGGGCATGGGCAGAGTGTTCACATCAAATAGAGATAATTAAAGATCATAACTGGAACGATACTTTAGCAGACCTTTATGCAGAAAGAATTAAACAACCAATGCCACAAGGAGATTGGGACGGTGTAGAAAGGAAAACATCAAAATGATTAATATAGATTCTATAAACAAAAGCAATGTGATTACAGAACCATTTGAATATATGTGTATAGATTTTGTTGATGCAGATTTTGTAAAATCATCATATAAAGAATTTAAAGAAAATTTTACTATACATGAACAATTTGATGAATTTAATATTTTACATCCACACCCTGTCCAGGAACATTTAGAAGTCTACAAACAACAGATTGTTGATAAAGTAAACGAAGTTTGGGATTTAGATATAGTTACTTGCACAATGTCAACATCTATGTTTGATAAAAACTCTAAACTTGATACACATAATGATTATAATTATGATGGTAATTTTTCTATACCTGCAAGAGGTATAATTTATTTAAATGATGAAAAAGTCTTTGGAACAAATATACACAAAGAGGAAAGAGCACCCGGAAAAGAAATAGGTGGTTCTCCAGGACAATTATTTTTATTTAAAGTATCTGCAAATAGTTATCATAGTGCAGGATTAGATATCAAATCTGATTTTAGAATCACATGCAACTGGCTTCTTAATAGAGAAGGTTCTCCTCACCAATAATTAATCTTCGTAAAATTCTTTATCCCAATCTCTAGTCGATCGGAAAAATAGATAGTATGCTCTAAAATCTTTTACTTGCTGTTTTGCATGAAATAGTTCTAACGGAACATCAGAACTGTTTTCTGTTAACGGAATAAAATAACGTTTTATAATTCTTTCAAGTTTTTTAACATCAGTATGTAAAGCATCTAATAAGATATTATTAAATTCTCTGTCTGTTATAAGATCTTTCAGCCAATAGTGATGCGGGTCATCAGAGTTATATCCCCTGGTGACTTCACGTGTCTGATAATACAAAGCACGAACTGGATTCATTCCCGGTCGATATAAGTTCATTACATCTTTAAACCAAAAACTATCATGTTCGGTATTTAGGTTTTTCATTACCGATGTGTAATCTCTTCTTAAAGCAGTTCTTAAGTTTTCGATATTACCTTCTAAATGCCCATAGTATTCTTTATGCAACCTAGTTGCAATTTTTTGATATTTGGGTGCTAGTTTGTCGAAGTATAACTCTTTAATTTCACTTATACTGTATGTGCCCTCTAGCAGAGAATGAGGTATTGTTTTCGTTCTCTGATACCGGTCAAGTTCGCTCTGTATTCGCAAGACATTAAAATCTATGATTTCGCCGTTGCCCATATTACTATTTATGATGTATGGATGGAAAGTATAGTATGTAGTTTGTCTGTGCCGCCATTCTTAGTAAGTGTCACTTTGGCACCATTGTGTAACGGCTGAGGCCATGTGCCTATATCTACCCAGGCATACCCGGCACTTTCTCCATTTAATTTTGGTGGCATGAATTCTTTTTCTACTACATATACAAAACTGTAGTAGTAAAACTGTTTGTCTTTGCTTTGAAATACATCTATTGGATTAAGTTTTTGTAGTTCTGGAACGAACCCAATTTCTTCTTCTAGTTCTCTTTGAATACATTCATATGGAGTTTCAGAGCCTTCTAGTATTCCTCCCCAAAAGCCCCATGTGTGTTTAAATCGTTTGTCTGAATTTCTTAACTGTAGAAAACATCTACCGGTATCTTTAGCAAGAAAAACGACGCCTGCCGCTGTAGTTTCCATTTATAATGAAAGTCTCCAATATCCTGGATTATATATTCCTTCATAACTACTTATCCAAGAACTCTCATGCCATCTATATTGTTTGGATGTATTACTATTAGTTACATAGCGATTATCTGTAATTGTAGATGCATCGAATACTACAGACCATTTAGTGCCATCGTATTGTATAATGTCATTTGACTCTGCGTCAACGGCCCAGTTAGGGTGTCCTGTTGCAGATATGTCCTCTGTAATTAGATATCTTTGATCTGTAACAGCCGCGGCCAATGTGCCATCTCCTGGATAGTTTGCTCTAGCATCTATAATTTTATCTACAGCAGTTAGTGTATTTGAAGGTAACGTATCAGTATCTAATGTAAATACCAGTGTTGTATCGTTGCCAGGCAATGCCGCAATTTTACCAGTTACCATATTTGTATCTGAATCAGTATCATTTGATATGTTTAATTTTAATTTACTTGTGGACGAAAGTTCGCCTTGCATTTCTATAATGTCTGCCCATTTCTTTGTAATACCTGCATTGTCTAATAGTATTGCCGTTGCACCAGTAATTTGCACATAATAATTATTAGGTGTAACAACTACTTCGGCCGTATCAGCAATATCTTTAAAGAAGTCATGATATCCTTCGTTAAATCCTAAGTTTTCAATACTACTTGTTTCATGTATATCTGCAACTATTTGTTGTATAATACTTTGACGTTTTACTTTTGCAGGAGGACTTAACCAAATAGGAACTGCAAAATTTAATGTTGCAATATCTAATTGTTCATCAACACCTGCAGGTATGGCTCTACTTGTCCAATTAATATCTATTAATTCTAATTCGTATATGTTAGTCCAATCCAATGGATTATCATTTTGTGATAACTGCAAAGATGGATTAAACAGAATAAGTAACTGTTCCATAATCTGCATTTTTGTATCAGTGTTAGTTGTCCATATATCAACGTTAATAGTTAAATTATATGGAACAGGCATAAACTTTTGTGTTGAATATAAATTACCTTGAACAGTATCATAAGAATTTGTTGCTGATTTATATTCACGTTCTGCAACTTGCTCGGTAACCATAAGGAATGGATCTAGTGTTCTATCTCTTGCAATCTGTAAACTTCCTATTGTTACAGTTATAAAAGGGGCACTATTAATAACGTTTTCTGAATTGTTACGCAATATGCTGGCAACCATTCTATTCATGTCACCATATCTACATGGAACACGATTATAATGTTTACCTTTTTCTGTGTTTTCTTCTACTTTAAAATTTGAGAATACTCTGATAAGTTGAATTAAGTATCTTTTCAACTGTTCATCATACCACCAATCTAAATTCTTGCCAGCCATTAGTTATCCGTCTTAGGCTTTACAGCCTTGCTTAAATTTGTTTTCTCTGGCACAACTTCACCATCTGTATATGTTACAAATGTATCGTTGTTTATAAATGTTTCTAATAAACTATTAGCCGCCGCCCAATTACCTGTGTAATCAGAACCAACATTTAGCCAACGTGTGCCATCTTTCTTAAATAGTCTATTGGGTGAAAAATCTGTTCTTAAGAAATAGTCACCATCACTGGTGCCACTTGTTGGAAATGATATACCACTTCCTACAACACTAACACCATTTGGAACTGAACCTGCATTAAATCCTATACCAGGTTTACCTGTTGAATCTTCAACGTATAAATGATCGGAATCAAGTTTAAAGTTATTAGGTATATCAAGTTCTGCTTGTTCTAATATTTTATCATTAATAATAATTTCATCTTTATACTTACTAATGAGATTTCTAAGGTCAGTTTCTTCTTCACCAGTGCCAAGTATATCTCTGTATTCTTGACTGTCTGTAATAGGACCAACTTTAACTCTCCATAAATGAGGCCACCAACGAGGATCATATCCTTCTGCGGGCCTACTTGCATCTGTAACAACAAAGTATCTGTTTATAGCATCATCACTACCTAAGAGTAAATCATCTCTAAGATGTGGAATTTCTAAAACATCGCCTGGCATTAATCTTCTGCCTAATGCTTCTACCATGCTTTCTATATGAAAGTTAAAAAATAATGTATCGTTTGCCAAGAACATACCAAATTGTGTTAAATCAAAGGAATCATTATCCCCTAAATTATACTGTGCTCTTAATTCAAATATATCTTTGCTATATTTTCTATCTCTGTTTTCTAAAAATAATAAATCTTGTATAAAAACTTCTGAATTATTGCTACCTGAACCACCTGGTCTTGTGGGATCTCCTGTTGCAGGAGTGTCCTGTATTCCTAAATATTTGTGTATATGAACACCTGTTCCACCTGCATGAAGGTGCTCTCCGACAATTCTATCAATGAATTCGAAGTCTTTGGTTTTTATTGGATTCCATAAACTTAATCTTGGCATACTACTATTTATCGGTTATGCCTCTTTAAGATGAGACAGTTCCATTTTCATGCCACAACAGTCAACGCAAGTAATACATTGTTTTGTTTTACCTTCTAAAGTCAATGAACCTTCAAAGTTACCGTTAATACCTGCGGGTAGTGTGCTTTTATAGTAAGTTGATGCTAATATTTTATAAATGTTATTAGTGTCTGATAGTATAATATCAGTATCTCCTAGCATATCTTTTAATTGTGTTTCACCGTAATTAAGTCTTGATCCTATAAAACAACAAGGATAAACACTACCATCACAGTCTAAAAATATTTCATAATGCTGATTTTCTGGTTGACTTGCAATACAATCTATGTCAATTGTTTTACCTGGAAACAGTTGATTATTATTGAAGTCATAAAATTGCTGGTTATCTAATACCTGCGTAGGAGCAACATCTGGATATTCTGGGTCTATATACTGATCTGTAGTATGCGGTTTTATTGTATATAACAATGAATACATGCCCATACTGTTAGGATTTCTATCATATACTGGTATTGTTTTAAGCATACCGTTAGGTAATTTAGCAAAGCCATATGGTTCTTTTAAGTTTACTGTAACACCAAATCGTTTACCAAGTGCTTCTATTTCTTCCCATTGATGTTCATTATGTGCAAATTTTAATGTATCAAATTGACCAAGACTGTGGCCACCGTTATTAAAATATGCTTTCATATTACGATAAAGATTAGACCATTTTACATTCTTTCTATAAATGTGATTAGTATCTTCTAATCCATCTACAGCAAAAATTACTTTACAGTTTGTATTGTGAAATAATTCTCCTATACTTTGCCAAAACTTTTTGCTTCTTGCACCACCATTTGTTCTCATCATTATATTAGTTGTTGGATTGCATTTTAAAATATATTTAAAAATATCAACAAGTTCTAATGCACTAGAAGGATCTCCTTTATTACCACAAAAGTTCCAGGCTAAAACTTTGGAACAAAAATCATCTCCAAGATATTCAGTAAAGTGTGCTAGTCCTAATTCTTTATCTGTAACAATATCCTTTACAGGTCCACCTTGAAAAGACCTTATGCATACAGGACATTGAGCATTGCACCTGTCGGTTGCTTCAACATGAACTGCTGTGATGTGATGATCATACATGTTATATACTTATCACTAAATCTTTAAAGCATATTTTTTTACCGATAAATATTGCAACAGGAGAGTTGGCTGAGTGGTCGAAAGCGGCACCCTGCTAAGGTGTTAACCGGGTAACTGGTTCGAGGGTTCGAATCCCTCACTCTCCGCCAGGAAAAATTATGTTTAGATTTATATACAAATACGATCATACAAACATGCCAGATGTTCAGTTGGCACAAGAGAACTATTCACTTGAAGAAATTACACAACTTCTTGAATGGAAAGATAATTATTCTCCAGAATTTAGTCACATCAAAGTAAGTCGCAATATGCAAGAACCTGCAGAACCTAATGAAATTTGTGTATTTCCAATTGACTTTCAAAGCACACCTATCGATAGTATAATATATAATGTTGAAAAAATATGCGGAGACGCAGAAACTTACTACCCTGATAATAAAAAAATAATTTTATTATACACTACAACAGAGCCTTTTTATTTTAGACAAGAAGATCATGTAGTATTAAAATTAGTAACAAAGTTTAAAAAATTAAATTTTGTATTAAGTGGCTCCGGGCATACACATATGACTCCTATAGGAGAAAAAATATTAAACATGCCTAATGTAAACTTTATTACAAAACTTTGGTATTTTGATAGAGTGCATTTAAATAAAAGTGTTAAAAACCATAAAGGTTATCATTTTTTAGATCAAGAACATGAAGTTCCAGAAGAAACACCTGACTATATTACATGTCCAAATAAGTTTTTATTAACAATGAGGAATCCAAGACCTCATAGACTTATTATGTCTTCACTTGTAGAAAACAACGAAACATTAAATGCAACAAGATACAGTAGAAACTGGTCAGCAAATAGTTTGTATATGTTAGACATGCTACAAGATGAAGAAGTAGGAAGACAAGAATCTACATATCAAACATATTTGATGTTTCACAGTTTAGATATGTTAAGAAAAGAAGTAGATAAAAATCAATACAGAACAATAATAGATACAACATTTAACTATTCACATGTGTTAGATATGGACAGCATTGCTGATAGAGGTTTGCCTGCTCCATGGTTGTATGAGAATATTAATATTGTAATTGTTGCAGGTGGCGAAGGAACAGGGTATGGTTATGCTGACGAAAAACAAATGATACCTATGTATTACAAAAAACCATTTATAAGTTTTGGTTGTAAGGGAATGAATGAAGAATTAGAAAAAATAGGATTTAATGTTTTTAGAGACTGCTGGAATCTTGAATGGAGCAACGCAGACAGTCTTTGGGAAAGAGTAAATGGTTGCCATGAATTAATGAAAGAATTACAAGCATTGTCTTTAGATGATATAGTAAAAGTTTTAGACAAAACAGGTGTCCATGTAAACCATAATTATAATCATGTAACAAAAGGAAATTTTAGAGTAAAAAGTAATGAAAATTTTTTAAGGAGTTTAGTAGATGCCTGCAGTTAGAGGAGCAAGACCAATAAGAAATAGTGAAGTCAAAGAATTTCACAACAGTATTACAGAACCCATGCCAGTAACTTTAGAACGGTATGCAAGTGTATGGAAAGAATGGATGAACTATTCAGACGCAAAAAGTTTAGCAGGATTAGATGATTTTAGGTTTGCTGACTACACACAAGGCACTAGCCAAACATTTGATCAATTTATTTTAAAGCATAGCAAAGACAGAGAAATACTTGTATTAAGAGGAGACTTTCAATATCATGCTTGTTTAGGAAAATATGTAGAGTTTAAATACGTTTCAGAAAGAAATCAGTTAGAAGAAATTTTAAAAGGACCAGGGTTACATGCACTTTTGATAAGTGCTCCATTTAGCGACTTTGGATGTATGCACCCTGACTTTGAAGAAATAATGAGAATATGTGATGTAATGGATATTCCTGTTTGTTTAGATTTAGCATATTGGGGAATAGCAAAACATTGTCATATAGACTTAGATTTTTTTCCTGCTATTAGAGAAGTTACATGTAGTTTGAGTAAACCATTTTTTACATTAGAAAATCACAGAGTAGGAATACGTTGGACAAGAGATTATGCTGATGATGGTATTAGTATGTTAAATGAAGTAGAAATGCAAAATAAACATAGTATGGCATTAGGTGTGGAATACATGAGGCATTTTAGTCCTGATTATAACTGGAACAAGTATGCAAAGCAATACGGAGACATTTGTGAAAAAGAAAATTTAGTTTGGACTGATACTGTAATTTTTGGTCTAGGTGACGATATTAGGCATTCAGAATTTAATAGAGGAGTTCATGGCAATTATAGAGTATGTATAAGTGAGTGGCTAGGCGATGTCTGACTTAAAATTATTTTCTGTAGGTGAGCAATGGGATTGGGATAGATATATCAATTTGCAAATGAACTATAATTATTTTGAACATGTTGCAAAAAGTTGTTTTAAAACAGAATACGATAAAGTAACTCATTATAATGATATAAAAGAATTATATAGGCACGATTCAAATTGTGATATGGCAATACGGTTTGATAATTGTTTTGCAAAAACAAATTTAGAAACAATGTTGAACTCAAACATTGCTAATATAATAGAACAAACAATTTTAAAAGGCTTTAAAGTTTTAATTTATGTTCCTACAGAAT